ACCTGCATTCACTGCCGCCAAGCCAAGCGCCTGAGTGAGTTCTACACGCACAAGGCTTCCGCCGACGGGCACGTAAGCTCGTGCAAGGATTGCTACAGGGCGCGATCCACGATCCGTCGCCGCAGCAATCCCGCGGTCCAGGCTTATGACCGCGAAAGGGCGAACAGGCCCGAGCGTCGCGAGAACCGAGCCAGGGTCACGAAGGCTTGGCGGCAGGAACATCCCGAGACGGTTGCTGCACATAACGCAGTTCAGCGGGCGATCCGGGCCGGTAAGCTGGTGCGAAAGCCCTGCGAGGTCTGCGGCACCACGGAGCGCATCCACGCCCACCACGACGATTACGCGGACTATCTGAAGGTGCGCTGGCTCTGCGCCCTGCACCCTCGCCAGCCCCACGCCGCCATGGACCGCAAGAAGGCGGAAGAGGCCGCATGACCCCCGCCATCAAGGAAACACGCCAATGAGCGAAGAAGGCTGAAATGGGAAAGCGCTCAACATTTGACCGAGTCCCGCGCGACTTCTATCCGACGCCGCCGGCAGCTCTGACGCCGCTGCTGGGCCACCTTGCCCAGCGCACCGTGTTTATCGAGCCCTGCGCCGGCAACGGGCAACTGTCGAACATGCTGATGGGCTTTCGCCACCTGTGCGCCGATCAGTTCGACATTGAGCCGAAGCACCCGGTTGTTCGCCAAGCCGATGCGCTGACAGAGATCAGTGACGGCGTGGATTTCGATTGTTTTATCACGAACCCGCCTTGGTCGCGCGATGTTCTTCACCCGCTGATCACGCACCTGTCGAACCAGGCGCCCGCGTGGCTGCTGTTCGACGCCGACTGGATACACACCCGGCAGGCGGTCCCGCACCTAAACCGCCTGCGCCGGATCGTGTCTGTCGGCCGCGTGAAGTGGATTCCAGATAGCCCGTTCACCGGCAAGGACAACTGCTGTTGGTATCTGTTCGATCGGCCCGACACTGAGCGCTCCGTGTCCTTTTACGGGAGGGCGGCATGACTCCCAACCAAACGTCTCAGGCTCTCCAACGCAGGGAGCGGAGATAGTGGCCTCGCTGTTGAGCAAGATCGGAGCGGTGGGCCGGTCCCCCGCCATGTCCTACGCCGAAGCGTTCAAGATCGGCGGTTGTGAGGGCAAGGACGCCTTTGACAGTCCCGCCAAGGCTATTGAGATCAGCCGCCGCATGTCCAAAGCCAAGGGCGAGAAGATCGACCACTACCGTTGCCGCCACTGCGGCCTTTATCACCTTGGGAGCCATCTATGACCGAACCGAAAATCCCGATCACCTCCCTCGCTGGACAAACGCTAGGCGACGAGTCCGCCACCGATCGCGAGCGGCGGTTAGCTGGAGCCATCTTGCACCAGGCCCGCGAAGATCAGGGTGCGGAGACCCAAGAAACACCCGACACCCAGCCAACGCCACTTGAAGAACTGGAATTGCGCAAAGGCGAACTTGAGCGTAAACTATCGGCTCGACGCGGAATGGCTGGTTACGCCAGCAACGTCCGCGACATCGAAACGGCGCTGGCAGAGATCAACGCCGAGATCGACCGGAAACGGTCATCAGACCCAGAAGTGGCCTGACCCTCTCTCACAATCAGGAAAGGGCCTCATCATGGGCATCGGAAACACGAACTTCGGGAATGACGCCGGTCTAGGGACGGTCGGCGCAGACGGCTTTGTCGGTCCTATCGGCAGTGCCAGCGACCCCACCCTTAACGGCACGGTCAATGCGACCTTTGTCCGCGGCTCGGTCGGCAACGCACTCACTGCCGCCGGCACGAACCGCGCTAACTCGCTGGCGCTCACCAACGCCATCAACAACATCACCACGGCTGCGGCTTCGACTGGCGTCACCCTCCCGGCCTCGGCCAGCGTGGGCATCGGTGGAACCGTCACGGTGTTCAACGCCGGCGCCAGCGCCACTCAGGTCTATGGGGCGGGCTCAGACACCATCGACGGCGTGGCCGGCGCTACTGGGGTTCCCCTGACCAACGCCAAGCGCGCGATCTTCATCTGCGTCGCCGCCAACACCTTCATCAGCGCCCAACTTGGCGTCGTGAGCGCTTAGCCATGAAGAGCAACAGCAAACCCGTCAATGTCCCGAAGCCCGGCCTCATCAGCCAGCGCAAGGCGTTGAGCTACGCCATGTTGGGCAAGAAGGCGAAATAACCAGCGGGCGGCCAGGTCTCTCGATCAGCCGCCCGTTTCCACGAGACACTGACCGGAAGGGTTGGATGGCCGAGCTGACGCCAAAACAGGCGCTTTTCATACGAGAGTACCTCGTTGACCTGAACGCCACGCAAGCGGCGATCCGCGCCGGATACAGCGAGAAGACCGCCTATTCGCAAGGCCAACGTCTGTTGAAGGATGTTGAAATTGCCGCCGCCGTCCAGGGGGCGATGGACAAGCGGGGTGAGCGCACCGAAATTACCGCCGACCGAGTGCTCAAAGAGCTGTGGGATATCGCCACGGCTGACCCCAACGAGCTTATCCAGTTTCGCCGCGGCCCGTGCGACAAGTGCTGGGACGGCTACACCGAGCCGCCGAGTGAGCCGGACACCAGTTGCCTCGCCTGTAGGGGTGAGGGCGTAGGGCGTGGCTACGTCGCCGACACGCGCCTTCTGACCGGATCGGCCCGCAAGCTCTACGCCGGGGTGAAGATCACCAAGGAAGGTATTGAGGTGAAGATGCACGACAAGGCCGCCGCCCTGGTCAACGTCGGGCGTCACTTGGGCATGTTCACGGACAAGGTTGAGCATTCGGGCGAGATTGGATTGCGCGAATGGCTGACGGCGGCGAGCTAGACCCAGCCCTTCAAGCCAAGGCGATCCGGCTTCGCGACGACTTCGAGTTCTTCGCCCGCAACTGCCTGAAGATCCGCACCAAGTCGGGCGCTATCGTCCCGTTCCAGCTCAACCGCGCCCAGAAGGTGCTGCACTCGCGTATTGAGGCGCAGATGACAGAGCGCGGCCTGGTTCGCGCGATCATCCTCAAGGGGCGACAGCTTGGGGCCAGCACCTACATCCAGGCCCGGTTCTACTGGCGCCTATGGGGCGGGCGAGGGCTTGAGGCGTTCATCCTCACCCACGAACAGCCGGCCACGGAAAACCTGTTCGCCATGGCGCAGCGGTTTCACGACCTCATGCCGCCGCCCGTCAAGCCGCCGACCAAAGCCGCCAACGCCAAGGAGCTATCGTTCTCCGACAACGACTGCAGCTATTCGGTTGCGACGGCTGGGACCAAAGGGGTAGGGCGCTCGTCCACCTTGCAGCTCTTCCACGGCTCCGAGGTCGCCTTTTGGCCCAACGCCGCCACGCACGTTGATGGCGCGTTCCAAGCGATCGCCGAAGAGCGTGGAACCGAACGCCTGCTTGAGAGCACCGCCAACGGCATCGGCAACGTCTATCAACGCCGCTGCGCCGCTGCGATGCGCAACGAGAGTGACGAAGAGATGATCTTCATCCCCTGGTTCTGGGGTGAAGACTATGAGCGCGAGTGTCCCGACGATTGGGAACCGCCGCCCAAGCGCGACAAAGACACGATCAGTTGGGACGAGTACGCCAAGCTGCACAAGCTCACCTGGGAGCAACTGTACTGGGCGTTCGTCAAGAACCGCGACATGGCCACGGCGATCAGCGAGGCCGCCGATACACCCTGCTGGAAGTTTATGCAGGAATACCCAGCCACGCCCATGGAAGCGTTCACGACGTCCGGCCGCAGCTTCATCCCCGGTCTCGCCGTCGCCAAGGCCCGCAAGGCGCAGGTTATCGGCCAAGGTCCGCTCATCATCGGCATCGACCCTGCCGGGGGTGGTTCGGACACCTGGGGCATTCTGTCGCGTCGTGGCCGGCGCATGGGCCAAGAGGTTTGCGAGCGTTGGGACGAGAAGGACACCATGCTCTGCACGGGCAAGGTCGTTGCGCTCATCAACAAGCACCATCCCGCCGCGGTTAACATCGACGTCGGTGGCTTGGGCGCTCCGATCTACGACCGTCTGGTGGAGCTGGGCTGGGGCCATCTGGTCAACCCGATCAACTTCGGCTCAAGCCCGCTGGGCATCGGCCCGACCGGCGATGAACTGTACGCCAATCGCAGGGCTGAAATCTGGGACATCAAGCGCGCCTGGTACGACACCGTGGGTGGCGTGCAGGTTCCGGATGATGACACGTTCCAGGCCGACGAGACCGCGCCAGTGTGGGGGGCAGGGCAGACGCGTCTGTCGTCCAACAACGAACTGACGCTCGAACCCAAGGACAAGATCAGGGAGCGGCTGCAGTTCTCGCCTGACCTTGGCGACGCTGCGGCCCTGACGTTCGCTGTCCCGGTGTTTGAGGCGACGCCAGACGAAGCGCCGGACGATCAGCCGCGCGGCCGGAACGTGGCCACAGGCTACTAGCCTATTGACAACTAGCCCTAGCGTCCCCGCTTGACGCGAAGCACTAAATGCGGCATTCATGCGGTATGGGGATACCGCATCGCCGCTTCGTCGCGCGACTGTCCGGACGTCAGCCTTACGGGGCTTGGCGCGCATGACCGACCTCGCATTCGCTGATCCTGAGTTTGAGGAAGACTTCACCGAAGAGGTTGAAGCCGAGCCCGAACAAATTGACCGCCTGGAGCAATTCGCGAACCACGACGGCGATATCAGCGAGTTCCTGACGACCGACGAACTGCAGGCCCTCGGGACCAAGGTCGTTGATGAGTGGAACGCCGATAAGGGGTCTATTCAGGAGTGGCGCGACGGGGCCGAGAAGGCGCTGAAGCAAGCCAGCCAGGACAACGGGGACATCAAGACGTTCCCTTGGGCCAACGCCTCCAACATCCAGTATCCGCTGCTGACCGTCGCAAGCCAGCAGTTCGCGGCGAGGGCCTATCCAGCCATCGTCAAGGGCGACCAGGCGGTGGGCATGAAGGTTATGGGCGTCGCACCCAAGCCGCCACAGCTTCCCCAGCTACCGCCCGGCCAACCGCCCCCGCCTGAGATCGAACAGGCGATGGGCCAATTCCAGCAGGCGCAGCAAGCGTTCGCGGCCAAGAAGGCCCGAGCCGAGCGCGTCAAGACCTGGATGAACTACCATCTGTTCTACGGCATGGACGACTGGGAAACTGGCGTCGACACCATGCTCAACGTCATCCCGATCATGGGGATGGGGTTCAAGAAGATCTACTTCGACCCGCACCGGGGCGTGTGCAGCGACTTCGTCAACGCCCTGCACCTAACGGTCCACAAGGACACCGAGAGCCTAGATCGCTGCCCTCGGGTGACGCAGGATTTCGAGCTTTACCCCTACGAGATCAAGGCGCGCATCGCGTCGGGCGTCTATCGCGAGGTGGATACGCAGGAATTCCAGTCCGAAGAGGACGATCAGGCCTCGCGCACCATCCTTGAGCAGCACCGCCTGCACGATCTGGATGACGACGGCATCGAAGAGCCCTACATCGTCACGGTTGACGAGGAATCCGGCCAGGTTCTCCGCATCGAGGCGGCCTATGGCCCCGACGACATCGCCAAGTCCAAGAAAGACGACAAGGTTGTCCACGTCCGCCGCTGGATGCCGTTCATCGCGTTCCCGTTCATGCCCGATCCGCAGGGCGGGTTCTACGGCTTGGGGTTTGGGCAACTGCTCCAACCGCTCACGGCGGTCATCAACACGGCGATCAACCAGCTTATGGACGCTGGAACCGCGGCTGCGGCGGGTGGGGGCTTTATCGGCTCGGGCCTGAGGCTTCAGGGCGCCGGCCAGACGACCACGCTGCGGTTTGCGCCGGGCGAATACAAGATGGTCTCCAATCCCGGCCAGGATATCCGCGCCTCGATCTATGAGCGCACGCTACCGAACCCGTCGCCGGTCCTGTTCCAGTTGCTGGACCTTGTGCTGGGCGCGGCCAAGGAGGTCGCGGCGATCAAGGACGTGCTGACGGGCAACGCGCCGTCCACAGCCCCGGTCGGGACCACGCTGGCCCTGATCGAGCAGGGCTTGCAGTCGTTCTCCGCCATCTACAAGCGCGTGTATCGGTCCATGAAGGCTGAGTTCCGCGCCGTCTACGCCTGTGAGGGCAAGTGGGGCTCGTCGGAAGAGTACATGGCCGTGCTGGACGATCCGGCGGCCGATTTCGACGCGGACTTCAAGGAAGACGGCTCCGATATCGTGCCGGTCTCCGATCCATCGGTTGTCACCAAGTCTCAGGCCTTGGCCAAGGCGCAGGTGATCGAACACACCGCGACCGCCTTCCCAGACGTGTCGAACCGGGCCGAGGTTGTCAGGCGCATCTACGAGGCCGCCGACATCGATCCCGAGGGCCTGGTTAACGAGCCGCCCAAAGAGCCGCCGCCGCAGATGGTCGCGGACATCGAAGAGACCAAGAGTAAGACCGCCCTGAACCTCGCCAAGGCTGAACAGGCCAACGCTTCGGGCGTCAAGGACATAGCAGACGCGCGGGCCACCGAGGGCTCTGCGCAGGCCGAAGGAGCCGAACGTGCCGCATTTGAGCTTGGGGCAGCCCACCAGGGACGAGTTTCTGGCGTGGAAGGATCACCCGGTGAGCCGATGGGCGTTCCGGGCGCTGAGGGCGGCATCGGAGGCGCAGAAGGCGGCGTGGATGACGGACAGCTGGGACCAGGGCCAAGCGGACCCGGTGGCCTTGGCGGTCTTGCGGACGAGGTCTGACGCCTACGCAGCTCTTGAGGAGTCTGAGTACGAGGACTGGTGCGCGTTGAACGGGGATGATCCCCAAGCTGGAGATGAACCCTGATGGCGGTTCCTGAACTGAACGACTGCAAGCCGGGGTTCGCTCCGACTGAATACAACGTCCTCATCGCGCCAGAGGTGCTTGAGGAGAAGAAAATCGGTTCGATCATCATCACCGATGCGACCGCTGAGGCCGAAGAAAGCCGCACCATGAAGGGCCGGCTCGTCTCGATCAGCCCGCTCGCCTTCAACTACGAGGCGTCCTGGCCCGATGGCGCCAAGCCCGAGCCCGGCCAGGTTGTGTTGTTCGCCAAGTTCGGCGGCGTTGTCGTCAAGGGCGACGATGGACGCGACTACCGCGTGGCCAAGGACAAAGACCTTATGGGGGTGTACCATGTCTGAGCAAGCCGTCGAAACAGGCGGCGCTGCCGTCGTGGATCCCGCCGTCATCGCCGTCGCCGCTGCGGAGGCTGATGACAGCCCCGAGGCGGTGTTTGCGGGCGCCGCGTCCGAAATGGGCTGGTCGCCGAAGGACCGGTGGAAGGGCGACCCTGAAAAGTGGGTGGACGCCAAGACGTTCATCCTCAACACACCCAAGGCGCTCAAGGCTGCCAAACAGCAGGTTGAGCGCGTAGTCCGCGTCTCCGCCGAGCAAATGGAAAAACTGCGCACCGACGCGATGGCCACGGCCCGCGCTGAGGTGAGGGCGGCTGCCGCGTCCGGCGACCCCGATCAGATCGAGGCCGCAGCGGAAAACCTGGCCCGCGCCTCGCAAAAACCCGACCCCGCCGTGGCCAAGTTCGCGGCCTCCAACGCCTGGTTCGACACCGACGAAGCCGCTCGTAACGTGGCTATTGCGGTTTCCAACAAAGTGGCGCAATCTGGCGGTAGTGTATCGGAGCAGCTTGAGGCTGCCGAGAAGGAAGTCCGCAAGCGGTTTCCTGAGCATTTTGAAGACGACGACGCGGACCCTGCGCCCCAGAGGAAGCAGCCCCCCGCCGTCGAAGGTGGTCAAAGGACCGCCTCACCGAGCGCCCGAAAGACGGGCTGGAACGATCTCCCCAACCACGTCAAGTCTGCCTGGTCGCAAAAGCGCCTGTCGCAGTTCGGCATGACGCAGGCCGAGGTCGCGGAATCCTACTTCAAGGAGTACGCGCAATGACGCGTCAACCTCGGGCCGAAGCGGTCCAAACTGAGCGCCGTCGCCGTAGAGACGACACCCTCGATAAGGTTCGCGGTCTAAAGCTCGCCCTCCCTCCGGAGTGCCTTGCCGACACCGAGTTCGACTATCGGTGGATCAATGATGAAGGCTCCCGCATCCAGGACCTCACGGTTCACGATGATTGGAACTTCGTCACTCGTGACGGCGTCGAAGCGGCGCAGGAACACGCGACCCGGAGAGTGGTTGGCACCAAGCGCGATGGTTCGCAAATGGATGCCTATCTGGTCCGCAAGCGCAAGGAGTGGGTCCAAGAGGACCGGCGCGCAAAGAGCGCGGTAATCACGAAGGATGAGCAGGCGCAGCTTGCAGGCCCTTCGGAAAACTCGCCAGCCGGATCGACCCAATACGGTGTGTCCGGCTCCATCAAACGAGGGGCCTACGCCCCTTAGGGGACTTTCATCATGGCTAACGCCAACGCACCTCAGGGTCTGCGTCCTGTCCGAGACGGTTCCAACCGTCCATACTCGGGCGGGGGCAACACCTATTACATTTCCAGCGCGGCCAACAACTTCTACGTGGGTGACCCCGTGGTTGTTAACGGCGGCGCTGACGCCAACGGCGTGCCGACCGTGGTCATTGCGACCGCCGGCGCCACCAACCGAGTGACCGGCGCCATCCTGGGCTTCCAGCCCGGCCCCGACACGCCCATGAGTGGCGGCCCTTATCTGCCGTCTGGCTCCTCGGGCTATGTGATCGTGGAAGATGACCCCAACGTCATCTACTCGATCCAGGCGACCACGCTGGCCGCTGGCGACCTCGATGCCAATTCGATCCTCGCTTCCGGCACGGGCACCCGCTACGGCGGCTCCGGTTGGTACATGGACACCGGCACCAAGGGCACCGACGCCACCTACCAACTCCGCATCGTTGGCATTGAGCAGAACCCCGGCAACGCGCTGGGCGCCTACTGCAAGGCCCTCGTCCGTATCAACCTCCCGACCGAAGCTGGCATCGCCAGCGGCGTCGGCGTTTAATAGGGAGACACGGTCATGGCTGGCGGTGTTATCACTCGCAGTAATCACCCCGACGCACTTTGGCCTGGGGTCAAAGCCTGGTTCGGCAAAGAGTACAAGGTCTGGGCGCCGATCTATACCCAGATCTTCGACGGCATGGATTCCGACAAGGCCTACGAAAAGGTCATCGAGGCCACTGGCTTCGGTCTGGCCCAGGTCAAGCCGGAAGGCCAATCGATCGTCTATGACTCGGATTTCGAGGGCTACGTCAACACGTTCACTCATGTCGTCTACGGCCTGGGCTACATCGTGACCCGCGAAGAGATCGAAGACGATCTGTACGCCGAAGTTTCCCGCAAGCGCGGCGCGTCGCTGACGTTCTCGATCAAGACCACGATTGAGAAGGTCCACGCGAACATCCTAAACAACGGCTTCACCAACTCCGCCCCGTACCTGTACGGCGACGGCGTGCCGCTGTTCTCGGCCTCGCACCCGACCAACTCGGGCGCTCAGTCCAACCTGCTGACCGCCGCCGACTTCAGCGAAACCGCGCTGGAAGACGGGCTGAAGCAAATCTGGGCGGCCAAGAACGCCCGCGGCCTGGAAATCAACCCCACGGCGGAAAAGCTCATCGTCCACACGGACAATGCGTTCAACGCCGAACGGGTCACGGGGTCTCCGCTGCGCACCTCGACCGCGAACAATGACATCAACGCCACGCGTTCGATGGGCATGGTTCCGGGCGGCGTCGTGGCCAGCCCGTATCTGACCGACACGGACGGCTGGTATCTGAAGACCAACGTTCCGGACGGTCTGATGACCATGTGGCGCCGCCGCCCTGGCGATCTCGAAAAGGACAACGAGTTCGACACCGAGAACGCCAAGGCCAAATCGACCGTCCGCTTCTCGGCGGGGCCGGGCGACTGGCGGGGTATCTACGGCAACGCCGGCGTAGGCTAGGCGACATAAGGGGCTGGGGGAAACCTCAGCCCCGACTGTCGGCATGATCACATGGCCAGGCGCGACCCCATTTCCTCCTCGACGGGCATCTACGGCCCGGACAGCTCTGGGGCGCCGAACTATCGGGCTGGCGCGCCATGGGGCATCTGCGATCGCTGCGCCGGGAAATACCGGCTCTACGGTGCGCCCGACAGCCTGAGAAGCGAATGGACGGGCCTGAAGGTCTGTTCGACCTGCTGGGACCCGCGCCCGCCGGAAATGACGCCGCCGAAAGTGTGGCCTGAGGGCGTGGGCATTCCGAACGCGAAGCCCGAACCGCCGAACATCTTTGTCAACGTCCCGGCTCCTTATCCGCCGCCGGGGGTCACCTACCTGCTTTCGCCTGTAACGGGCGACCAACTCCTCAGCCCGATTACGGGCGACCTTCTGATCGCGGCATCCTAATGGCTGAAGCTGTCCTCAACACCGCCGATATCCTGGCCGCCGGTGGCGCGAGCGCGGATCAACTTGCCGCAAAGGCCAATATCGCCAGCCCGGCGCTGACCGGGTCTCCCACGGCTCCGACGCCAACCGAGGGCGACAACACCACCAAGATCGCCACGACCGAGTTTGTGACGACGGCGGTCGCTGCGGGCGGCAGCGGCGTCACCTCGTTCAATACGCGCACCGGCGCGGTCACGCTGACCAGCGGCGACGTGACGGATGCGCTGACCTACACCCCGGCGAACATCGCCTCTCCGACGTTCACGGGCGTCCCTGCCGCCCCGACCGCCGCTGACGGGACAAACACGACCCAGCTCGCGACCACGGCCTTTGTTCAATCTGCGGTGGCGGGCGGAACCGCAGGTGTCGCATCATTCAACTCGCGCACCGGCATCGTGTCGCTTCTCGATACAGATGTGACGGGTGCGCTCGGCTACACGCCCTTCGACGCGGCGGGCCAGCTTATCGCAACGCAAACGACATCTACATACCCAACGGGAGAAAGCCTGATATCGGTTTTCCCGTTGATCGGCGTTGGCGTTATCGGATTTCGGTCTAGCGCGACGGGCTTGGTCTGCGGCGTTTGCGACAGCTCTCAGACAGGAAGCGGGTTTCCTGGCGACCCATCGCAACACGGCTTCGCGGCGTATTCGGGCGCGGACCAGATGGTGTGGAACGGGTCGTTGACCGGAACCGGACCCCCAACGTGGGGCGCCGGGGACCTGCTGGAAATGAACTACGACGAGCCCGGTCGTCAAATCCGCTTTCGGGTCAATGGGGGCGCCTACACGGCTTATCAGAGCCTCGTCGGAAAGATCACCGGCCAGTTCTTTGCTGCGGCCGGCTACTTCACTCTCGGCGAAACGCAGACCCTGGTTCCATAGGAAAGATCATGGCCCTCTCCGGAAACATCGGTGGAACCCTGGTCGCCCGCGACGTCGCTCGCATGGCGATGATCCTCATCGGCGGCCCGCTGGAAAACGGCGAGGTCTCCGCTGAGGATGGCCTGACCATCACGACCATGCTCAACTTCATGCTCAAGTCCTGGCAAGCGGACGGCTGCAATCTCTGGCGGCTGTCTGACGAGACTGTGACCATCCCGGCCGACACCAAGACGGTGACGCTCGATCCGCGCGTTCTGGATGTCATGGAGGCCCGCTACGACGGCTCGCAAACCTACCAGCGGCAACTGGCCCGCTACGAGTGGGGCGACTATCGCGCGCTTCCCAACAAGAACGCCTCGGGCCTTCCGACTTGCTTTTCGCTGAACAAGCAGCGGACCTATATCGAGATGTCCGTCTGGCCGGTTCCTACCGAAGATATCGATATCACCTATTCAGGCGCCCGCGTCATCGAGGACGTCGAGGACCTGAACAACGATCTCGATCTTCCTCAGGAGTGGATGGAAACGGCCTACACCTGTCTCGCTGAACGCCTGATCCCAATTTACAACGTGGACGCCCTGAGCGCGCCTGTGGCCGCCCGCGTCACCGCCCGCGCCAAGTTCCTCTACGACAAGCTCCTCGACTTCGACCGCGCCGGCTCGGTGTTCATGAAGCCATGGGGAACCCCCGCCTTTCAATACGGCTATTAGGAGATAACCGATGGCTCTCACCCCCAAGCGTATTTACGGCCCCAATCAAACCGCGGGCCTGCTGATCACCACCACTGGTAAGGGCAATATCAACCAGGATGGCACCGAAGCCTATGCTCGGTTGGTCGCGCTAGTTGATGCGGACGGCGCGATTGTCCCCAACGGCAACAGCTTCGTTAACATCACCACGGCGACCACCACGGCGGTCAAGGCCACGCCTGGCGTGCTGAAGGGAATTTCGATCAACACCGGCGGCGCCGGATCGTCGGTCGTCATCTACAACAACACGGCGGGTTCGGGCGCCAAGATCGGCACGTTCAGCACGGCGACGCAGGGGTTCATTCCGCTCAACGCCGCGGCGTCCGTGGGGATCACGGCTGTCACCTCAGGCGGCACGCCTGCCGACATCACCGTCTATTACGTGTAGACCATGAGCGCCCTCCCCATAGGTCAGGGCGTCCTCGACAGGCTGAGCAACGTCCCGCTCATCCTGCGCAACCTCGTGTTTGAAACAGACCCGTCGAACATTGAGGATCAGGTCTCGCTCTACTCGCGGCCTGGCCTGACCCAACTGCTGACCCAAGGCGGCCAGATCAGGGGCATCCTGCGTCAGGACGGGGCGCTAGGCAGCCTGATCTTCTTCGTCACCGGCACGACGCTCTACAAGGCCAATCAGGACGGGACGGGGATCACGAGCCTCGGCACGATCGCTGGTTCGTCTCGTGTCATCATGGCGGCCAACGGGTCTAACCTGCTGATCGCCACGGGAACGACACTCTACAGTTCAAACGGCACGACGGTCTCGACGGTGAGCTTCCCCGACAGCGCGGGGGTGGTGTGGGTCGGCATCCTGAACAGCTACTTCCTGGCGATCCGGGCCAGCTCGCAGCGGGTGTATTTCTCGGCGGTCGGCGGGATTACGTTCGACCCTCTCGACTACTTCTCTGCCGAGACGCAGCCGGACAACCTCGTTTCCGGCGCGATCCATGGTGACGAGCTTTGGCTGCTGGGTCAGTCGTCGGTAGAGGTTCACGTTCCCTCGGGCGACGCGGACGCGCCGTTCCTGCGCATCAATGGCCGGATGTTCCCGATGGGGTGCGCCGACCGCGACAGCGTGGCAAAGCTTGACGACGGATTTACCTGGGTAGGGCAGGATCGTGTAGTTTATCACGACGCAAGCGCCCCGCAACGGATATCCACAGAGACCGAGGAGCAAAAGCTCGCCAAGTATAAGGATGAGCCCCTCACGGCCTGGGGTTACACGGTTGAGGGCCACATCACGGTGTGCATCAACATCGGGACAATCTGCACCCTCGCGTTTTCTCGGGGAAAGTGGACCGAGTTCAACACGACAGGCCTCGACTACCTGCCGTGCTGGTCCGCCGCACGCCTGACGGACGGTCGCGCCATCGTCGGATCGCTGAACAGCGGGCAAATCTGGGTTCTCGACCCGGAAAGCACCTATGACGGCCCCACGGGGATGATCTGCGAGTTCACGGCCCTGCAAGAGGTGTTCGGCCAGCCGATCCGTTGCGACAACGTAATCCTCGATTGCTCGGTCGGGATTTCCAATCTGACCTATCCGACCGACAACGCCACGATCCAGATGGCGGTGAGCGACAACCGCGGCAAGACCTGGCAGCCGTGGCGGACGACCTATCTGGGTCAGCAGGGCTTCTTCAACGAAACCGTCTCGTGGTCCGGGTCTGTGACGACGGGCGGCCTCATGCGTCGCCCTGGCCGGCTGTTCAAGTTCCGCACCGCCCCGCCGGCCCGGTTCACGATCCGTCGCGCCAAGCTTAACGAGAGCCTACGCTAATGGCTGACGCCCCGCTAAGATTGGCGGACATACAGGTCAGCGCCGCCCTAACGGAAAACTGGGGGCGCCCGACATCGTATTTCCAGCGATACCTGCAAGACAACAACAACCGCATCACCGCGTCTATTGTTGGCGTCCAAACGGCCCTAGACGAACTGGCGCTTCAACAGGCCGAACTGACGGCGCAGCAGGCTACTCTGACGGCGCAGCAGGCGCAGTTGACGGCGCAGGCGGCCACGCTAACGGCGCAAGTCGCCCGACTCAACCGGGTCGCCGGGGTCGGGTTCTGGGGCGCCATTCTGACAGACGGGAGCGGTGCGTTCTCATACACGCACGGCGGCGATCCGGGCGCGGGCTACACGATGCAGTATTCCCACGTCTACGCTACGGGCACGACGCCTTACATCGCTCAGATGACCAGCGTGGATGACTATGTGATCACTGGAATCTTCTTCGACCTAACGGGCGCACCCGTGGCCAGCACCTATGTGCCGTGTTCGATAAACGTGGCCGCTGGCTAGGCTTGCCGTCCGCCTAACCATGCGGTACTATGATACCTGAGCCCTACGCCCCGAACGGGTGGCGTGATCCGATCCGCCCTAGGTCTCTATGGTTTCCGTGCATCCGACCCGCGATGTCGCCGCGCTGAACGCGATCATCAATGATCCGTCTGTACGACCGCACGTCGGGCATCCCGACGCGGGCTATCTCGATGTTGGTCCGCTGCTGGATGATCCCGAAACTATCGCCTTGGCGATCCCGCATGGCGCGTTCGTCTTGGCCTCAGTCGGCAACGACACGCTGGAGCTTCATACCATGATCCTCCCTGAGGGTCGCGGCAAGCAAACCGTTCCAGCTATCCAGGCGGCCTGCCGCTATGCCTTCAGTGCGGGGTGCAAGATCGTTTCCACCAAGACGGCGCACGACAACCGTGCTGCCAATCTAGTCGCCCGCCGTGCCGGGTTTGAGTTCACTGGCGATCATCACGGCCACGTCCACTTCGTCATGACGCCTGACCGTCTTATCTCGATGACGGAGCACTAGCCATGCCCATTGCAGCCGCAATCGTCGGGAGCGTCGTCGCGGGAGGTATTGGGTACGCCGCATCAAAAAGCGCGTCGAAGACCGCAGCCCGAGCCTCACAGAACGCCACGGACCAGAACGTCGCCCTTCAGCGCGACATCCTGAACCTTCAGCAGTCGAACACTGCCACGAGCCGTGCGGTGGGCAATGCCGCGCTCATGCAGCTTGCGCAGCGCTATGGGCTGGATGTTGGACAGGTCGCGCAAGCAGCGCAGGGTCTTGGCGTCCAGGTCGAAGGTGGCGGCTCGATGGGCGGCGGTGTTGACCCGGATTATCTGGCCCGCAATCCAGATTTAGTCGCCGAGGGGAGCAGGGTCGTCTCGACCGGCGAATTCCCTGACATGGAAAGCTATCTGGCCTGGCACGAGGGCCAGTTCGGCGACGAGGGTCGCGGGTCCTGGAAGACTCCGGTTGCCGCCACGCCGCCAGCGTCCACGCCCAATCCCGTGGCGGCCACGCCGGCCCCCCCGGCCGCACCTGCCTCGCAAGCTTCTACCGCCGCCAGTGATGTCGATCAGAACGGCTACTACACCGGGGTCCGCCCGACTGTTGAGGCCGCACCTACCTACGTTGCGCCGACCTACCGGGAAACCGCCGTCGCCCCGCTCGATGTGGGGATCGACAAGTACGTCCAATCGCCGGACTACAATTTCCAGCAAGAGCAGGGCAACAAGAACATCCTCGCCACGGCGAGTGCGACCGGGGGGCTGGAAAGCGGCGCGGCGCTAAAGGCGTTGCAGACGTTCGGCCAGAACCTCGCCATGGGCGACTATTCCCAGTGGCGCGGCTACACGACCGGGCAATACAATCAGGATCGCGCCCACACCGCCAACCGCGACGACGCGGCCAACTCGTTCAATCAGTCCACGTCGCTGGCCAAGTTCGGCGCGGACCAGTCGAACTATCAGTACGGGACCAACCTCGGCCAGAGCATCTACAACGCCAACCGGGACTATTCGACCAACCGATACGACACGAACACCAACGCCCTGATGGGGCTGGCGGGGTATGGGCAGAACGCGACGAACGCTAATTCCGGCGCGCTGAGCGCCTATGGCCAGAACGTCGGCAACGCCTACTTCAACAACGCGACCACGCAGGGCAACGCCGCGCTCGCCGGGGCCGGGCAGTTCAACAGTCTGCTGAGCAATGGCACACGCGCGCTGGCGTATTATTACGGCAATCAGGGCGGAGCGGGTGGCGCGGGCGCGGGGGCTTCCGCGCCAAGTGCGCTCGGCGCTTATGAGGGGATATACTAATGGCCCTCGACTTCTCCCTTCTGGGCCAAGGCCCGCAGTTCGGCAACATCCTGGCGTCCTACGACCAGGGCCGCGAGGCTCGCAAGGAGCACGACGTCAAGGGCGCACTGGCGCTCTACGACACCGATCCGGAAGCTGGGATCGGCGCGGCGATGAAGGCTGATCCGACCATCGGCATAAAGTTGCGTACGGATTTCGCCGCGCGTCAAAAGCAACTCGCGCTCAAGGATGTCGTGCAGACCTTCGATAGTGACCCGGCGGCGTCACGGGAGAAGGCAATGGCGACGGGCGACCCTGAAGCTGTGGCCGCGTGGTCGGCGCTCGATAAGCCTGCCCGCGAAACAGCGCACGAGAAGGCCAAGGCGATCGGAACCGCGGCCCTTGGCATCCTTCGCTCAGCGCCCGGCGCTACGCCGGAGGACACGGCCAAGCGCGCGGCTCTGGTCAAACAGGTGGCTCCGCTCTGGATCGCCAACGGCATTCCGCAAGATCAAGTGGATTCGCTGATCGCCAACCCCGCACCAGAAGCGCTTGAGCAATTCATCCTTGGCTCGGATGCCGTGCTGAAGATGCGGATCGATGACGAGAACCAGCGGCGAGATGATGAGCGGGCCGCGGCTCGTGATGAGGAAATGGCTGGCTATCGTGACACGATGGCCAAGGCCTCGACTACCCGCGCCGGAGCCGCTGTGACGAATGCCAATCGTCCTCGTGCTGCTTCTGCCGCGCCTGCGCCATCCGCCGCCCCTGCGGGCGCTCCTTGGGCGAGGAAATGGTAATGGCCGGCCCGACTGTTGGACAGGTTTACGACGGCTACACGTTCAAGGGCGGAAACCCGAACGACAAGGCGTCGTGGGCACCTGTCGAGAAATACGCCGGAGCGGGATTCAAGCCGCTGGGTGACGGCATGTACGCCGACCCGCAAGGTCGCAAATACAAGGAAGGCCCCAAGGGCGGCTTCTCCAAGGTTGGCGGCCCCAGCGAAGAGGTTATCAACACCTCTACAAAGAACCTCGCCGCCGCGAATAACGCGCTGAGCGGCATCGACCGCGTGGACGAACACCTGCGCAAGACCAAGAACATCGGGCCGCTCGGCATCTTCATGAACCCGACCGAGATGGCGACGTTGACGCAGTCGGTCAAAGACCTTCAACTCAAGCTGAAAGAGCAACCCTATAACCTAGGCGTGCTCAATGGCCCCGATCTGGCCTTGCTTGAGGACATCGTCGCCAACCCTGCGCAATTGAAAAGCGCGGTGTTCCGTCAGACCGTCCTGCCGCGCCTAGCCAATCTCGCCAGCATTGTCGGCAATGGCTATCGCGAGGAAGCCGCCCGGTTTGGCGCACTTGGCGGCAACCCGGAGATGATCCCGCTGTACCGCTCTCCGCGATCGAAATACTCCAAGGAGGAGTGGGGCACGCAAGGCAAGGTTCCACCCGAAGCCATGAAGCGCGGTTCGCCCGCTGCGGCCGGCAGCAAGCGTCCGCCTCTCTCTGCGTTCCAGAAGTAGATCCAATGGCCTTTGACGTTCAAGGCGCTCGCAAGGCTGGCTACACCGAAGATGAGATCGCGGGGTATCTGGCCAAGGAATCCAAGTTCGACTTGGAGGGCGCGAAGAAGGCTGGCTACTCGACGGCTGATATCGTCGGGCACCTGTCGAGTGCGAAGGCTGCACCCAAGGCCACGTTGCTCGACAAGGCCACGGGGTTCATGGCCAACGTTAACCGCGGCCTGGTGGTCGGCGACGAGATCGCGGGCGCACTCAAGGGCGCGGGTAACGCTGTAGGCGCCCTGTCTCGCGGGGAGGGGCTATCAGCCGTTCCTGGGGCCTTCCAGAAGGGCATGGCAAGCCAGCGCGCTACCGAGGACCGCTTTCAGGCCGGCAACCCTCTGACGGCGGCCCTTGGCCGGGGCATAGGCAATGCCGGAACCCTGGCGGTCCCCGCCGGGCCGGTAAGTGGCGTTCTAGCCAACGCCTCCCGTATGGGGAACATGGCGCGCGGCGCTGTTACCGCAGGATTGACGGGTGCGGCGACGGCAGCGCTTGATCGAGGGACGCTAGGGGAGCGTGCGAAGGCGGCAGGCGAGACGGCCCGCAACCCGGTAGTTCTGGGACTGGGCGCTCTGGGGGGTGCGTTGGCGCCTGCCGCCAAGCGTATGAAGCCGACTGAGACCGATGTTCAGCGCGCGGCCCGCATCCTCAAGCAACGCGGGAAGGCCGATCCTGACGCGATGGCGTCTGTTGCCGACGAAATGCGCGGCGTTGGCGTTGAGCCGACCGGCCTAGACGTCATGGGCGAGAAAGGCCGCCGCGTGACTCGCGCCGTGGGTGTGAAGTCCGACGACGCTGGGGAAACTCTGGTCGAGAACGCCCGCCGGAAGATGGCGGACACCAAGCCCGCTGCCATGGCGCAGACGCGCGGCCTGACAGCGGACACGCGCACCGCCGACCAACTCGCCGACGCTCTTGAAAAGGCTCGGCAAACCGAGGCTCGCACCAGCTACGGCGCGTTCGCCAATGAGCCTGTCCAAGTTCCAGACGCCGTGCGAGACATGCTGCGCGATGCGCCAGGCCGCGCCATCATCGCCCGCGCCCGCGCCGACGCCATCGAAAACCAGGATTGGGCAGCGCAGATCGAACTGGACAAACTGCTTCAGGTCTCAGACGGCCCTCTGCCGCGTGTGTCGGCGTCCACAATGGATCAACTGGCCATTGCCGCCCGTGAGCGTGGGGCTAACTTCGCCAAGACGGGGCGCAACTACCGGGCCAAGGGCGCGCTTCAACGCCGCGATGAGATTGATGCGACCCTGGAAGGCATCGAGGCGCTGAAGCCGGCCCGCGAGGCTTATCGCGCCAAATCTCAAGCCATCGAGGTCGCGCGCGGCGACAACGTCAGCGATCCGTTCTCGACCGATCCGGCGGACTATGGAGCGTGGCTGAAGGGCCTTTCACCGGAAGCGCGCGAGGCCAACAAGGTCGCCCTGCGTCAGGACATCCTTGATCGGCTTGGTGGCCAGAAGGCCAATTCGCTCGGCACGCTCGATCAGGTGGAATCGTCAGAGTATTTCCGCGACAACCTGCGCCAAGCGATCGGAGACGAGGCTGCGGACCAGTTCATCGGCAACATCCGCTCTCGTCTGCGCCAAACCCGCAATGCGTCGTTTGTGTCGCCAAACGCGGGCTCCCGCACCGCGGTTCTCGATAACGACCTGGGCGCGGTGCAAGGCGCACTGGCCGCCGCCGACGTTGCTCAGAAGGGTCTGCGCGGCGATCTTATCGGCGTGGCGAACTCTGCCGCAGACTGGTTCCGTCGCCTGGGTGTTGCCGATGCGGACGCCTCCGCCCTGGCCCGCGTTGTGACCGATCCGTCTCGCGTGGACGAACTGGTCGCCGCCGTGCGTGGTCCTGGCGGCGCTGTCAAGGCCAAGAAGATGGTTCAGGCGCTCAACGCGGCGGAACAGGCCGCCAGCGGTGCGCTGGAGAAGAGGCTTATTCGAGAGGCTTCGGACCGACTGTCCAGAGCGGCCGGCGCGATGGGCGCGACAGCTCGACAACCGTCCATTGAGGTTCAGGTGGAAGGGCGTCCGGAGCGGGGCGTATCTTACGGGCGATAGCCTTGGCCAGCCGGACCATGCACATCCAGAAGATGAAGAACCCCGGCACGACCCACCACGTTCGTAGGACCGTGTCGTGGTGGTCGTCGCCCGGTTGCCAAAGGCGCTGCTGAGCGGCCCGTCGTAGCAGTTCGCGCTCTCTGCGCCGTTCGCTTTTCATGCGGCGCGGATTAGACACCAAAACGCCCCCTTGCGCTAGTCGAACGATGGGAACATTCTCCGCGCGGGGACGGGGAGATAGGATGCGAATCTTACTGATTGTCGCGGCCTTAGCGCCAACCATCGCCGCCGCACAAACAACTAACTGCACCCCAACTTACGGGGGCGGCATGACGTGCAATACCATCCGGCCGCCGCCGCCGATCAACTTTGGCCTACTCGGATCGCCACCAGATCCAATGGCGGCAATGCGCGCCCTTGAGGCTGGGAAGGTGGCTAGAGCACAACGAGAAGACGCGGCGGTTGCCGCCGCCATAGCGGTGAGGGAAGCGCGAGAGCGCCAACCCCCGGTTATAGCCTCACAATCAGCCGATGAACGTCCCTCCACTAGCGCACTGACAGCGGAGCAATGGGCCGAAGCAGAGCGCCGCTGGGGCGACAGCGCGATGCTTGAACTCGCCACACGGGGTGATTGCAAAAACCCGCTCGTGATGAATGAGTATCGGAAGGAGCCGTTTAGGTCGGCGATAGCAAAGCTTTGTGCAGCCCCGTAGCGTTCTAACCGCGCGCCTTGCGCCTACAACCGCAATGCGGTAGCATAATACCCTAGAGCCTTGTGCCGCTGAAGCTGGCGCTCCCCGCCTTCGGGCTGCTCAGGTTCCTTTCACATGGCGGCGGGCGTACTCGTCTTCCCTGGCGCACAGCCGTCCCGCAACAGGAATGGCGGCTCGGTCATCGCCGAGCTTCGTTGGTATGAGAATGGCACAACCACGCCAGCTACGGTCTACGCTGACAGCGGTCTAACGACGCCGCTTGCGTTTCCCGTTGTCTCAAACGACGCCGGCGCCTTCGTCCTTATGTGGGCTGATGCGACGTCCTTGTTCACGGCGAACTGGGCGACTGCTGATGGTCAGTCCAAGACCCTTGACGATCTCTCCGCATCGATTGCGGCCGACGTCATTATTGCCGAAGAAGCGCAAGCAGCGCTAGAAGAAATGCAGGCCCTTGTTGAGGGCTACAGCGGGACGGTCCTGTACGAGTTCTCGACCACCACGACGGATAGCGATCCTGGCGCCGGCAAGGTCCGCTTCAACAACGCGACGATCGGCTCTGTCACTGAGATTTATTTCGATAACACCGATCTGGCCGGCGTGTCGGAGGCCGTGTGGCTGGACAGCTTTGATGACGCCAATAGTGGAATCAACCGCGGCACGCTTTATGTCCGCAGCCTGCTTGACGCGTCCAAGTTCGGCTTGTTCTACGTTAGCGGAGCCGTGGTCGACGGGACGGGCTACCGCAAGGTTCCCGTCACCTATGTCTCGGGATCGGCAATTCCCACCAACGAAACCAACGTCGCGATTGGTTTTGCCGCGGCCGGTTCGACTGGCGCGACTGGGACCGCGGCCACGATCACGGTGGGTACGGTCACGACGGGCGCCCCGGCATCCCCGGCGGTTGTGACCAATGTCGGAACCTCTGCGGCGGCGATCTTCAACTTCACCATCCCGCAAGGCTCGCCTGGCACGGGCAACATGTCCTCG